CGCCCGTCATGCCGTCCATAGACACACTGATGCTGTCGATTCGCTGGCCCAGCGCGGTATCAGCCGTCGCAACGGTCTGCTCAAGCTGACTGAGTGAAGACGAAACATTCCCGACCGTGCTTGAAAGCTCATTAACGCTGGTCTGAACCTTCCCGACGTCCTGGGCATTTTTGGCAATGTCCTTCGCCTGCTGCTCCAGTTCGTCGTTGGCCTGCTTGATATCGTTAGCCATGCCAGCAATTTTTTCATTGCTGTCCACCGCGTTCTCGATCAGGTCCTTGAACGTTTCCGACTCTTTCATATCCTCAAGAATGTCATTCGTTATTTCGCTGACATCTATCGAGGACGTGCCCATGATCCAGTCGGTCCAGTCCCCGGCGTTACCGATACGGTCAATCAGGCGCGCGCGGTACCACTGGCGAACGCCGGCAGGCATGGGGCCATGCTGATAATCTGCAGCCGGGTACGGCACCAGGACCAGCAGTTCAGGATTGGCGTAGTCGGCAGTTGTGGCGCGCTGTATCTCTGTATAGGCCGTGTCGCCTGAGCCATCCGGAAATTTCCAGGTCAGGTCGATATGCCAGACCACATCTTCGGTCGCCAGGAAGTTGAGCGGAGTACCCGGTTTTCCCGTTTTACCGGAGAGATAAGTTGTTTCACCGTATCCCCATGGTGACGACGTATCCTGCGCATTCAGCGCCCGGACGCGCACGTCATAGCTGCCGGAATAAATGCCCTGAACCGAGAAACCCTGCGCGCTGGTAACCGGAACGTTTATCCAGTCCCCGTTGTCCTTACGCCACTGGGCAACATACCTGATTGCGCCCTCTACCTTATCCCATGACACATCCAGGCTTGCTACAGTCAGCCCCTGAGACACATGATCGCTCTCAGTCACCACGATATTCTTCGGAGCAGACAGGACGCTTATCGGCGTGACGGTGATCGGGGGCGACTCGACCCGTACGCCGTCATCGATGTAACGATATTTGTTTGGATCGTGCTGAACGGCCGTAATAGTGAAACCGCCTGTGCTGTCGTCGTTAGCCGCGATTGAGGTGACCCTGAAGTACTGTATTGCGAGGTTATCACTGTCTATTGCCCAGACAGCGCCCGTCACAGGAATCTGACTGAATGCCGTAGCCACCGTCACCGTTTTTTTATCGGCGCTCACCGCGCTGATTGTCCGCGTCTGGGCTTTTCCGTCGGGAAGGTTAACCACCAGCCGGTCTTTCGCCGCGTAGTCTATTTCTCGATCAAGGGTAATCTGGCGGCCGTTGACCGCGCTTATGCGGCCCCCGTTCTCCTTACCGGAACGGAAAGGATCGGCGACACCGATAATTTCAGCGGGCAAAGGGATATAACCATCCAGCCCCACGCCAAACGATACGGTCCCGTCTTTGGCATTGGAGAGCAATACCCAGCGACCGCGTCGGTGCGCTTCACTTTGCGAGGTGCAGCCGATTGCGGTCAGGGACGTCTGCCGGACGTCGTAACGTTCTACAAGCGCCGAATCATAGACCCCCTCAACGGTATCGCTGTAATGGTTCTGCGGATCGGACCAGGACACCAGGCAGGAGCTGTAGCGATTTTTGTATGAGCCGCCCGCATAAGTAAACAGCCCATCGATAACGTTTGAGACGTTATAAACCCAGTCAACATCGTCCTGCGGGACGTCTGCCTGGACATAAATCTGATCGTTGCCCCAGAACGTTATTCCACGAAATACCGCGGCGAGATCGTTAAGTACCTGCCAGGCGTCCTCCTGGCTCTGAATGAAAACGTTGCAGGTGAAACGCGGTTCGGTGCCACCGGCCCCGTCGGAAACCATTTCGTCACAGTACTGGGCGATTGAATACAGCGCCCACTTATCCACCATGGACGCATCCACGCGCGTGCCCATGCCGTAAATTTCATCCAGAACCAGATCGTAAAATATCCAGGCGGGGTTATTGGACCAGGCCATTTTGAAACCGCCGGACCATGAGCCAGAATAGGTTCGGGTTATCGGATCGTAATTATCCGGAACCTTTATCAGCTTGCCCTTTATCTTACAGGTCACCTTCGGCGCGCTGCCGTTGAACTGGCTGCTGTCCACTTCGACATACAGTAGCGCGGTCAGAGGATAACGAAGCTTGCTGTCGATGACTTCCGCATACGAAAACACCTTGAAGGCGTTAACCAGTTTCGAATTTGATCCGCTGGCATCAGCCGTAATACGCCTGACCCTGACAGACCAGCCGGACGTGGATTTTGGCAGATCGATACGGTGGTCACGCTGATATTCCGTCGTGGTCTTTCCGTCAAACTTGCCGTTTACAACCGTTTTCCAGGCGCCGCCGTCCGTTGATAAATCGATCGCATACTCGGTAACCGTGCCCACCATATCGCCGTTATCTTTATAGAGATACTGGACCGGAAGGCTGAGCTTGATGCGGATGGCATCCAGGGAAAGGTTGGTAAACTGGCGTGTCCAGGGCGCGGTGGTGGTGACAGTTGTGCCCACCCCCAGCTCGTTATCGACCTGGGGCATCCCGGCAATATAGGTCTGGTCCTGTGTGCCCTTGCGGAACTCCCATTTCACGCCGCTGAAGTTGTATTCCCCGCTGTCGTTTGCCAGCGGCGTATCGTTGAGAAAAATGTTCTGTGCGGTCAGGTCGCCCTGTATTTCCCCCTCAGAAACGGCAATGAGCATTTTTAATTTTGCGACCGACAGCAGATCGTCAGGCTGCTCAACCGGAGTATGCGCGCTACCCCCGCCCCCTTTGGCACCCTGCAGGATGGTTTCTTGTTCAAGAAGCTGCATTTTTTCACCCATAAAAAAAGGTGCCGAAGCACCTTTAAGTTAATGGCCGCTGGCCTACTGCTGATCGCTCGAGTACATACCGGCGCTGACTATCGCTCCCCCTGCCTCGATCAGACCGTAAGCCAGGGGTACAGGATGCCCCATAGCGACGGTATTGACCGGCGCCCCGAAGGCATAGTTAGGCGTGTTATCCGTGCTGGAGGATTTACCCGCGCCGAAGGATGGCTGGGGCGTGAGCATCTGGACAACGCCGCCCAGCATCATTGATACCCCGACCCCGGTCAAAATTGACGTGGCGCTGATGGCTGTTGCACTCATCGCCGCCCCCCAGGCTGCCATACTCGCACCGGCGGTAAAGAATGCAGCGACCAGCGCGACGGCACCAACAACTATCTGAAGAACCCCAGAGTTTTTGGCCCCCTCATAAACGGGCACGATCCGGTAAACGCTTCCCCCGCGGGTCATATCGAACTCTTCCAGCCCGATATTGTTATCCCCGTTGAAAAAGGCGAAACGGATCCCCTTCATATGGGCTTCCGACATGTATTTTTTGAAGCCGGGAACCTGCGAACATACTGCCCTGAGCATTTCACGCAGATCGGCAACATCAAACTGAACGCGGGCCCCGAATTTTTTAGCCATCTTACCGTCGAGAATAAGCGTTTTAAGCATTCATGTTGTCCTTATGCCTGACCACCCGGACCGTTCTGTCGCGATAATATTTCCCATACGGCGTACGCGAAGAAAGGTGCCCGAACAAATGATGAAGAATGATGTTGTCACCCAGATATACAGCGGCGTGATTGGTCACCGATGCCTGCACACTCATCATGATGATGTCCCCGGGCTGCATAGCACCGGCGTCAATCTCAACGAACCCCTCACGCTCCCAGTTGTCATCGTAGAGCCGCTCTTTGCCGCTCTCCCACCATTCGTAAGGCACTGAATAGTTCCCGAGGCCAATATCATATTCACGCTGATAATATTCCCGGATCAGCGACCAGCAGTCCGCGTAACCCAGCAACCATTGCCGCCCGGCATAATCCCGGTCTTCACGCGGGGAAATCGTACAAAAATCACCGTCCGGCCAGGACATGATCCCCCACTCAATACCCGACCAGTCACACTGGATGCGGTCCAGCTCGGAGGGCACCAGCCGGACCACATCCGGATGGGAGTGAATGACCATAATGATTTCACCGAGCGCGCGGGCAGCAAGCTGGTCTTCCGGAGAGAGCGTGAATGTTTCCTCCGGTTTATCCGCGATGTTGCGACAGGGAATAAAGATTTGCTGCTGCCCTGACTGAACAATCAGGCCACAGGCTTCTTTGGGGTATTCACCAGCGACGTGCTGACGGATAGCATCCAGCAATTTTTCACGCATTATCATTTCCCCTGCAGGTTGGCGGCCGGAAAGCCCCCGAATGGCAGCGGCGCGTCCGGACCGTGACGATCCTGACAGTCCTGACGGCGACCGCCACATACATCCTTCGACGGATCATCGGTAGGCGTGCCATCCTTGGTAAAATATTTCGTACCGTTGTAGTCGCATCCGGTTCCGCTTCGGTACCAGCCCCGCATACACCAGGTGCAGACAGGCGTAATCTGCCGGGTAGGCAGCTGAAGGCTCTGAATATCGAAGGGAGAGCACAGCTCAAAATCAACCTGTACCCTCGTCTCTGCGGTTTTGGCATTGACGAAAAAGAGTTGTACGCGCTCATCGGCCGGGCTGGCCCCCGGATTGCCGTCTTTCCAGTTGGCGGCATCGAGGTACTTAGAGAGCGTTGTGTGGATTTTTACTTTCGCCCGGACCATGTCATCATACTCCAGGCATAGTGCCGTGACATAGTTCCCGACGTTCCCGACTGAGAGCGTGGGCGTCGGCTGGGACCCGGTGCTTGATAACTCCATACCCTTCAGTTCGTAAGGATGAGGATCGTACTGGTTGCCCTGCCAGATTATGGCGGGCAGGTTCTCAGCGGCGAAGGCTGCCCACCCCTCCTCCTGGATATTGTGCGCATGAAACCGCAGCACCTGATCCATACCGAATTCGGTGCCGTCGATCTCAATCAGCTGAATAACGCTGCCGGGCTCAAGCTGTTGGATGTCTGCCGTAAAACTCATACTCCCCCCATAAAAAAAGCCGCCCGGAGGCAGCTTTCAGTGTTTGTCGAGAAAATCAGGGCGCGAACGCCTGTTCAAAAGTGAAGGCCACAGTGGCTTTTTTCCCGGTAGGGAAAGAAACGCTGAACGAATCGGCCTTCATTCTGAACAGCTTTTTTTCACCCCATGGCGTGGTCCACCAGAACGATTTAGTAACGTGAGACATCAGGAAAGCTCGCAGCGCAGCCGCCTCCTGTCTGGTGCCCGTCCAGTCCAGGTTCCACGTTTCCTGTTTGTCGTTGATCCCCATCCCCGCTATCTGTTTGTAGCCATCCCCGAACTGGGCCTGCAGCGTTCGGGCTGTTTCAGTACCCTGCGCTGTTTTTCGCGTGCGCCAGGTAAACGTGTCCGTCACTGTGTCCTCCTCGAATAAAGCACGCCGCCTGCGGACATTTCTTTTTTCAGTCGCTCGGTGATTGTCTGCTGAACAATCGCCTGCAGCTGTTTCGCCGTCCCCGTGGCGTTCGCCTGATTTATGCTCCCGTCACTCCCCTGCTGGCTGATGCTGACTGGGGCATAAACACTGATCCCGCCGATGCCAGCACCGGCTGCGCTCCCGCCGCCGACCAGACCACCCGAAGCATACCCGCGCATCAGGCGATAGAGATTAGCCACGCCGATGCGGCTGGTTGATTCTTTGGTGAAGACGAATTCCCCGCGGTGAACGATACCGGCTGGCTCGTACTTGCCGCCGTGCCCGGTAAAACCGCCCACGTCAAAACCCTGTGGCCGGTATGACGGGACCGCGAATGACTGCCCTGCAGAGGAGGTTTTCGCCCCTCCGCTCACCCAGCCCATTGCGCTCTGGATGGTGTAAGCCACCAGCAGCTGGTTGATAACGGACACTATCATTTTAAGGATGGAGCTGGTGAAGTCCCTGAAGCTCGCCTTCCCGGTTGTCGTCAGGCTGGTAAGCTGGCCCGCCAGCCCGCTGAACGTAGCCTGCGAAATCTGCTGAACAGAGCTGAAAACGTTTGTCGCTGAATCCTGATATTCGGCCCAGCCCTGTTTCGCACCGGCCAGCCAGTTTGCGCGCAGGGCATCTTCAGCCTCGAACGTCGCCCTTTGCTCTTCCAGAACCTTTTGCTGCGCCTGAGGGTTGTACGAATAGCTTTCGCTGAGACGCTGCAGCGTAGTTTGTCGCACGGCTTCCCGGGTGGATACCCCCTCAGACTGAGCCTGTAGGCCCGCCCTGGCGGCTTTTTGCTGCTGCTCAAACTTCACGGCCTGATCGGCCAGCTGGTTGAGCTTTTGCTGGCTGGCAACCTTATCGCCCAGATCGGCCAACTGCCGCTTGTACTCGAGCGTTTCTTCCTTGTGCGCCAGCAGGGATTTTTCCTGCGCCGTAAGCTGACGACGCCCCGCGGCCTCCTGCAGAACGGTGAACTGATTTTCAGCCTGCCAGAGATCCTGACGCTGTTTGCTTATGACGTCGTTCACGCTGGTATGCTGCTCAAGCGTTTTAAGCTGGGCCTGCAGGGTGAGAAGTTCGGTCTGCGCCTTTTCCTCGGCTTTGTCCCCGGCGGGCGTTGAGTAGCTTTTGCCTTTCGGCGTTTTTGGATCCTTCCACTGCTTTTCAATCCCGGCGCGGGCAGCGGCAATGTCCTTTTCAGTCCACAGCGTGGCGACACCGTCTTTCGCATCCTGGCGGTTTTTCTCAATAAGCTGACTGAGCTTTTTCTCTGCTGAAGCCCGCTTTTCTGCCGCCGTCGCGCCGGACTCCACCAGCTGATTAAACTGCTGCTGGTTGCGGATTGCCTGAGCCTGCTGGTCCGTCCGCATTTTTTCCCGCGCGGCTGCCAGCCCTTCCTGGGCATATTGCTGATCGGCAAGATCGTAAGCCTGCTTTTTCAGCTCCACCTGCTGGCGCGCGTTTCTCAGCCTTTCCGCATCCGCTTTCTGCAGAACGTTGTTACCGGCATAATCCGGGTCGACTTTAAGATTGCTGGACAGCGCGCGGTACTCTTTCTCTGCTGCCTGCCATTCAGCAAAAGAGTCCTGGCGCTTCATCGCGGAGTCAGGATTACGCCCTATGCCAAGCATCGCATCCCATGCGCCGGAGGCGGCATTCTTCACCCAGTTCCAGGCTTTTTCGAGGGAGCCAAGATTATCCTCGACCGCCCCGGCGCGCTGAATGACCGCGTCGGAATATGCCCGCATGGCCAGCTCGGCAGCTTTCTGTGAATCCCCCAGCGCCTGAGCAGAAGCTATCTGTTCATACTGGGTGGCCGTCAGAAAGTGAAGGGAATCGTTGAGCGTAGCGACTGCGTTAACCGGATCATCCTTCAGGCGTTTAAATTGATTTATGGTTTCGTCAACGGCCTGCCCGGTAGCCTGCTGCAGCCTGGCGGCAACATTACTGACCATGCTGACGTCATTCCCGCTGAACGCGCCGCTTCCAACGACCTGTGCCAGCATGCCTGCAGCGGCATGCTGCGTGATGCCATTACCGGCCAGCGAGCGCGCCAGCGCCTGAAGCTGCCCTGACGTTTTCCCCGCGTAGTTCCCGGTCAGGATCAGCTGCCTGTTAAATTCCTCAGACTCTTTGCTGCCGTCATACCAGGCCTTACCCAGCCCGAATACCGCCGCGGCAATCCCACCAACCAGGCCGGCGATCCCCAGGCCGCGCAGCGACAGCAGCTGGTCTATCCATCCTGCCCGGTTCGCCAGCGTGATCCCGGAGCCGCGCAGTGCACCTAAGTTACCGCGCATGACCTCGCCGATAAGTACCCCCAGCTCCTGCCGGGCAGCAGCACTTTGCAGCCCCAGACCGTGCGTGGCCACTTTGGCAGATTCAAGTTTACGGATATAGACCTCAGCCGCATCGCTGGCACCGACCTGCGCCGCCTTCATGCGCAGCAGCTCGGTACCGGAGAGCTTTTGCTCTGCAACCTGTTGCTTCAGCTGGCTGAGGAATCGCGTGCGCGCTGCGGCCGATTTTTCCTCCACGATCTGCAGTTCTTTTTGCCGGGCCGTGGTGCGGGAAATAAGGGCGAGATAATCCTGCTGGGTGATATTGCCCTGTGCCCTCGCTGCGCGAAAGCGCGCCTGCACGTTCGCAAGCGACTGTGTCTCACCATTGAGCTGGCGAACGCCGTCAATCTGGCGGAAAAAGGATGCCGCCAGTTCATCCTGTCGACGGGCAAGCGCTGCGGCCTGCCCGTCATTCTCACGCATGCGCTGATTAAGCTCGGTCACGCGGCGGTGAGTTTCATCAACGGACTTTGAAACATTCTGCCAGTCTTTGGTCAGCCCTTCCGTTGCGGCCGACTGGCGGGATTTCATATCTGCGGCAGCCGCCGCGCCAGCGTCGCCCACAGTTTTAAACGCAGCCGCCTGCCGCTCGGAAGCGCTCTGCATTCGCGTCTGGACTTTTTCAGAGTCCTCTGCCATCCCGGTGAGCTGGCCCTTGATGCGGGCAACCTGCTCGCTGAAGGTGGCGCGGTCAACATCCAGCTTAATAACCAGATCGCTAATCTGCTGGGCCATATCGGATACCTCCTGTGATCCCCTCGGCGGCGGTCATCAGCGTGTCATCATCCGGCTCATCATCGCTGATGACGCTATCCGAAGGAGAAAGCAGGCTGAAATGTGCGGGGGTAAGTTCCGGATCGCGGAAGAAAAGAGTGGAGATGGAATAAAGCAGCTCTGAGAAATGCGCATCGAGCTGCGCGTCCTGAAAATAATGATCCCGGTAGAACTGGTGCCAGTCGCCCAGCTCACTGGAGGTCATTCCAGCCAGCATGGCGCGCCAGTCGGGTCGCCCGAACTCGCGCGCCAGATTCAGGACAAACTTCAGCTCGCTGGCAAGGGCTTTTCCGCCGTAACGGTTTCTGCGCTTTCGGCCTCCGTTGAGCCATCTGGATCGGCAGCGTTGTCATCATCAACCGGAACGAGCATGCCGGAGAGCAGCTTTATTTCCATTTCTGCTTTACCGATCGCCTCCGGCGGCCAGCCGCTCAGCACCTGCTGATATAACGTTTCCACATCCGTGCCGGCCGGATCGTTATGCCACAAAGACATCGCGATCAAACGCGCACCGCAGCGAATATTTGAGCCTATCAGCCTGGCGGTCATTTCCTGATCGCTGATGCCGTCGCTGTCAGCGCTGACGGCCTTTTCCTCTGCGGCCATAAACGTGATGTACTCAATACGCTGCAGCGCCGACAGCTCGAAGATGGTCAGGGATTCTGTTTGCCAGTTGAACTTCTCTTTTTTCAGAAACATGCGTCCTTCCTTACGCTGCAGTTACGGTGACTTTGCAGACCGCAACGAAATTACCGTCGCTGGTCATTACAATAATGTCAGCGGTGCCTGCCGCCACGCCGGTGACGGTGATCACGTTGCCGCTAACCGTGACCGTTGCTTTTGCCCCGTCGGAGGTCGCCACGCGGAACGAGGTATCAGAGGCGCTGGCAGGATTAACCGTCACATTGAGCGTTGTGGTTGCACCGACGGTCACGCTTGCCGTGGCTTTATCGAGCGTAACGCCGGTGACTGGGATATTCGGGCTCCCGCTTTCTTCAGCCAGCTCCGGCTTGCCGGTGTTGGTGATTTTCGCTGTGCGGGTAATAACCTCTTTTGCCGGAATGGCTTTACCCAGGCTGCTGCACCAGCCGCGGAAAACGTCGACGGTACCGTTCGGGTATTTGATTTTGTAATAGCGTACTGAGCCATCAATAAACCATGCGACCAGGTCTTTTTGCCCTTCTTCACCCGGCTTCCAGGCGAGGGTGAAAGAGGTGTCGCCAGCAGATTTTGCCCCCTGAGCGGTCGCGTTCCAGTCGGCGTCCTCGTCGTCGAGGTAGGTGTCGTCATACGATTCGGCGGTCATTTCGCCCGGCGTCAGCTCTTTAATTTTTGCCAGGCGGTTCCAGTCGATATCCGAGAGTGGGTTAGCGAAAGCGTTGCCCGTTCCGGTGTAAAGCCAGAGGGTGGTACCGGCACCTTTCACGGGGGCCAGCGGGTTTGGAGTAGGCATAAGTACCTCTTAAATTGAATAGGTGATTAAGTACGTGAAATCGACTGAACCCCAGGTGGCCATTTCATCATCCCGCTGATAGTCATAACCCTGCGGGGTGAACGTCTCGACCAGTTCGGTCAGACCCGGGATGAAGGCCATTGCCGGATACACTTTCTCTTCCATCCAGGAATCAAGCGCGCTGTCGGGGCTGGAGGCTTTAAGAAATACCTCGATGTGAACAACCGCCTGCCACGAATCTTCGTCAAGCGAATCGCCGGTGTACTCCGCGTCAGAAAGGTATACAGCCACGGCAGGGAGATCCTGCTCTTCAAGAAAAACAGGGCGCCCGTCAAACCAGGTGACGGTGTCGGTGATATCGGCTTTCAGTTTTGCCAGAATGGCTGCACGAATTGCGCTGTGTCTGTTCATCGCTTCAGGTGGATCCTCAGTTGGTTTTTCAGGGCTGCGGACAGTTCTTTGGGCATATCGCTTTCAATAAGGCGCTTTGAAATAGCGGTGAATGCCACGGTGAGCGGTGTCTCCAGAGGAACTTTGACCACATCAATCGGATAACGGGCCTGACCTACGCGCCGCATGACCTGCCAGCGCCCGTTGGCAAGCTGTTGAATAAAAGCGTTACGAAAGGTATAGGGGCCGATTTTGAGGACGCTGCCCGCTCCGTTTCTGACCCCTTTTTTACGCGAGAGCCGGACGCGAGCCGTGCCGAGCTTTATCGCAGGAAGATTACCGCGGTTGATTTTTATCGACGCGACCGGGCGATCGTGACGGGCCTTGCGCAGACGGGAACGCTGGCGGACCAGACGAACCGGAAGCCCCTTTTTCCGGTTATCATCAACTGTTGCTTCTTTCGCTACAGCTTTGCTCCCCTGGCTTATCGTTCTGCTGGCCACCCGGTTAAGTGCTTTTGCGGTTGCCTCAGGAACGATTAACCGGCTGAGGCTGTTCAGGTTCTGAATAGCCCTTTCCAGTCCTTTCACGGACATAGCGCCTCCTCATTCGAGATGGATGCGGGGTTTTCCGTTGAACATGTCATAGCGGGTAACGGTCAGGTTCTTACCGTCGTAGTCGACACTGTCGTTTCGGCGTGGCTGGTAAAGCTCAGAGAAAACCACCAGCGAAGTACCTGTTCCCGACAATGGCCCCATTTCCTCCAGCTGCTCGGCGGGAACAACGTCATAGCTGCTGCCATTGATGATCGCTGTCTTTCCCATCTTTTTTATGGTGGCCGCGTCCATGCGCGCCGCCATCCGGTCAAAGGGGTTAGACATTGATCTTAACTTCAACAACGGTGGTGCTTGCCCCTGCCTCTTCCCAGGCGATACCTGCGGCAACGGCATCCGTTTCTTCGATCGTGATTTTGCCGTCCTTCAGATACACCTGTGCCCCGGCAGTAACTGCATCAGCGGGGACTTTTGGCAGGAGGAATACCCCTTCAGTAATGCCGTCCCCGGTATCGCCGACAGGAATATCCGTAATCGCCACAGCGATAAGTTTGCCAACCACAACCGGATCGCCGCTCTGAATGTCGGTTGTACCACTGTTTACCAGAGGGATCGTTTTCCCGTCCTGCGCATAGTTCTTAGCCATAAATTTCTCCATTCAGCCCCTTGCGGGGCTGGTTTCAGGTATAAAAAAAGCCCTTACGGGCATCTGTTTGTCAGGACTGTTTTTTACTGACCAGTGGATTTGGTCATGCCGCGATAGTCCAGCGGTGCCACACCGGCATCGATACGTACTTTCGTGGCGATACCATCAGTGGTGAAGCCTTCCTGCTGATCGATGTAAGGGGTATCGACGCCGTTGAGATACGCAACCTCGATGGTATCGGTGCCCTTCGCGGCAGCCAGATACCAGGCTTTCGCATCAGCCTCATCCAGACGTGGTTCTGCAATGACTTCTGCAAAGTTCTGGATAGGGTTAACGATCCCGGCATTGATATCTGCACCTTTAACACTGGCCGACTTGATGGTCTGATTTGCCAGAGTTTCCAGGGCGACGGGCACCAGCATGTAGGCCGGACGGATATTCAGGGTTCGCTCCCCCTCCTTCTGCAGACGCATCAGCTTGCGCGACTCGTCCAGGCTGGCCACAGAAATTGCGCCCGCGCTCAGGTTCTTGTGATCGGCATGGAACAGCGCCTTTCCGTCTGAGAGTTTCGGGTTTTTAGTCAAAATGGCATAAACCAGATCGCCAATCGTTGCTTTCGCCGCGCGCCCCATCTTCATCGGTACGTCGGTAAGCTGGTTCAGATCGTCGTTGATGATCGCCTGGCGGGTTACTGAGAAGATTTCACCATACGTGGCAAGCGCGATGGTTTCGCCTTTATCACTGGTAGTGATGTACTTGTACTCAGCCCCTTCGCGAACTTTTCGCAGAGAAGGGAAACCACCCATACCGACACGATGCGCCGTTTTGAAGTCCGACAGCTGGCCTTTTTTGGTCCACTGCTCGAAGGTTTCCTGCGCCTCGTCCCAGCCCTGAATCAGCGCTTTGTTCGCAACATCAAGCAGAATGTTGCCAAAGTCAGAGGTGCTGTGGGTCAGCGCCAGGCCAACCATCTGCATCGGGTTGTAGCTGGCCACGCCGATACCTTTTTCAGTCAGGGCCATACGCGCATACTCGCGCAGCGTCATACCGTTATAAACGTTATCCCGCTCCTGACCTTCGAACCCCGCACGCGCCATCAGTGCCTGGCGAATACCATCCGCGACGAAGTTACCATTGCCCGCATGAATATGCGGCTGGGTGGTTTTATTGGACGGCGTGGCCGTTTTACCGAGTTCTGCCAGCAGCAAATCTTTCGCCTTATCGACGGAACAATCAGGGTCGGCTACACACTGGTTCTGCAGTTCCATGTGCTTATTGCCGAACATGGCAAAGAGATCGCCGATAGCGTTAACACGGGCTTTCTGCTCAGCCAACACCTGCGCGCGGATCGCATTTTCATCCGGTGCCGGGTCTGTTTTTGCCTGCGGTGCCTGAGGCTGGGTAATAACCGGGTCACGCTGGGTAGTGTTGCGCGGCGGGGTGATCATGTTGCGAATGCTTTTTGGCATTTTTTCAAATTCCTCAATACGTTTTGAATGAATACAGGCCATAGCCTGAAGGGATGGTGTCACCTGGTCGGCAAAACCCAGTTCAAGGCACTCGCTGCCGTTCATCCAGGTTTCGTCCTCCAGCATTGCCGCAATTTCTTCGGTGGATTTTCCGGTTTTCTGCGCATAAGCCGGGATAAGAACGGATTCAACCTTGTCGAGAAGATCCGCATAGTCGCGCATATCGCTCGCGTCACCACCAGCAAACCCCCAGGGCTTATGGATCATCATCATCGTGTTTTCAGGCATGATGACCGGATTGCCTACCATCGCAATCACCGAGGCCATGGAGGCCGCGAGACCGTCGATATGCACGGTAATCGCCGCGCCGTGATGCTTCAGCGCGTTATAAATAGCAATACCGTCGAAGACATCACCACCGGGCGAGTTGATATAAAGGTTGATGTGGGTGACGTCCCCAAGTGCCCGGAGATCATTGACGAACTGTTTCGCCGTTACGCCCCAGTACCCGATTTCGTCATAGATAAAAATGTCGGCCTCGCTGTTATTGCTGGCCTGCATGCGGAACCACGAATTACTTTTTGCGCTGGCTTTCGGACGGTGGCGCGCCCGGTTCTTTGGCTTCGGCACTGGTGCCTCCTTTATCATTGGCGGGGTCGGTGTCAAACACCAGGCCCTGTTCACGGTTCTCGTCAACCTCCGCTTTACGGCGTGACTTAACATCATCCGGGTTGCGCCCGCTGGCACGTATCCAGTCGGATTCAGTAGCAGCACCGCCGCGGATCTGCGTTTTCCAGGCATTCGCTTCTTTAACGGGGTCAATCCACGGCATAACGGGCCCCGAATAAACCGCGTTATACAGCGAGTCCATATCGATGCCTCTCGGCAGCTTGATTTCTCCGGCAGCAATAGCCATCTTCAGCCAGCCTCGGTACATGGGCCGGGTCACTGAACCGATGAACCAGTCCTGCAGAATCAGATATCCGTCGGTTGACTCCACAAGCTCCTGCCGCTGGGCACTGTACGTTCCGTTGTAGTTTCTGGATGTGCTGGAAAAGCTGAGGCGACTGCCGGCGGACACGGCACGCAGCTGTCCGTTACGAAACGACTCGAGGTTAGGGTTCGGGCGATCGGATTTAATCATCCCGATTTCTTCCCCGGCCTGCAGCTCGTCATAGAGCATACCGGGCTGAATCATCAGCTCCCGATCATCGCTGCCGGAATCAGAATCGAAGCTCTGTCCGTCGCCTTTTTTGATATACATGCCGAGTGCCGCAGCAATTCTGGCAGCAGTAAGCTCCGAGTCCTCATACTCTTTCAGCGCGCTCAGACGCATCAGAACACCAGACAAAAGAGACGTTCCGCGGGTCTGGTGCAGGCGTCGGGTGAATTTGAGATGAAGCATGTTTTCTGCATCTATCTCTTTGGTATCGAACTGACGCCCGGATACTGGCAGGCTTTTATACACCTGATATTTTTTCGGGCGCCCCCAGTTATCGACAAAAACGCCCTGATTGAGCTGGGTGGCGGCATCGCTGTTCATCGGCACGAAGTCCGGCTCCAGCGCTTCCAGCCAGAACGGCACGCCCGCAACCGGCTGAAGACCATTTCCGGTACCGCGAACCAGCTGAGCAAATACCTCACCGTCCCGGAGCCACGTTCGTAGCATCAGCCGCTCCAGCATGGGGCGGGTAAACTGGGTTGTGACATCGGGTTTTACGGACCATTCGCCCCACTTTCTGCGGATATCAGTGGCCAGCTTTTTAGCGATCTTGCCGTTATTCAGCATCGGATGCGGTTCAACTATGATGCCCTTCGCACCCACCACCCTTTCTTCCAGCTTGTCGAAAACGCCGATCACCAGATCGTGGTTGTTGTCCAGCCAGCGCGCCTGCTGCCTTAGTGAAACCGCCCCCATCTGGCTGAGCTGATCGGCTGAGCGACTTTCCTTCTGGGCTTTGTGGGTACGCGTTTGCTTTACCGCCTCATACGCCTTAATAACCGCACGGGCACGCAGGCGTGAGGCTTTCCAGCCTGGTGAAAACAGGCCAATCGCATCATCTAAAAAACTCATCCAAACCTCGCCAGCCTGTAGCCGGGTCGCCCTCGGCGTTTGTTATTGAGCGTAGCCAGTCGTCGCTCCCATTCCTGACGGCCTTTTCTGATTTCCGACAGGTTTTCGAGCGTCATCTGCTGCCCGTTGAAAGTGATTGATTTCCCCTCCAGAACAGACAGCTCGGCTGCAGCGTAGCGGTCGATCATGTTTTGAATATCTGCTGGATTCACACCCAACCTCCTGACGAAGACCACGGATTAGCCTGCTCGGTTACGGGCTTCTCACGTTTTGGTTTTGATTTAGATTTCGGCGCAGGCGACGGGGATGGCATTTCGCCAGCTTCCGTCTGCGTGTCCTCGATCCACGTTTCCCGCCGTGCCCACTCAGGAGCTGACGGCCATTTGATTTTTTCGTAACCACTAAGGATGGCGAGCGCGTCGGCATAAACGAGCAGGTCAAATGCTTCGTTTGCGCCCCGGCCTGGCTTACTCCATTTCCCTTCATTCGAGCGTTCCTCATACGTCAGTTCGTCATAGAACCAGCTGCCCAGCCAGGCGGGGAAATGCACATAGCCAGGGCCGGGTGAATCACGCCACAGTGCATTATTCACCCGGTCTTTAAGGGCATCGGTCTGGAGAAGATAAAGAGGCACATCCCCCGTCGCCTGTGCGCGGCGCGTTGATCTGCCCGTGTTGTCGGGAAACGTTCGCTGGATAAGTTTGCTGCGCCTGACGCTGTCCCCCTTGAAGAGATAGATACGCTTACCCAGCCCCTCACGGCGACATCTGCGCCAGAACTTGTAGGCATTATCCGTCACGCCATCTTCACCCCCGGAGTCCACGGCCATCGACATCAGCCTCATTCCCTTTGACGGGTCAGCTGCGAGTGGCCACGTTTTATCAAAGACATCGGTGAGTAAAAGATCCCAGTCCTCCGGGTAGCTCGCCGGATCCACCTGTAAGCTTTCCCCGTTTCCGTCGCAGCGCAGCGAATGCCGGATGTTGTAACGGTCAACTATCCAGCGCTCCCCCATACTTCCATAACCCGTAATCTGCACAACAAAACGCCGGTTGCGCCCGGCCTGCACGTCCACGGTCGCGGTGAGAAACTGAACGCCGTCCGGTACCGAACGTTTTGGGACTTCTTCGGCACGCTGCTCGAGCAATTCACTTTTACGCTGCTCCATGCTGGCCCGCGGCAAATAGGGCCTGCCGAAATCGGTGTTAATCACCGTCTTCAGGGTTTCTTCGCTGCGCGTGGATTCGTATTCCTGCTCGGCTGTCAGGAACTTATAAATAAGCTGCGCCCAGGTCTGGTAAGCAGCTGCCGGACCTTCCATCCAGAAGGAGGCAATACGGGAACGACGGCCATCACCGCTAACCTGGCCTTTACTGTCGATGGTTTGCCCGTCCCGGAGCCAGACACATTTCATGTTCAGCGCACGCTTCATGTCAGGCGTGATCCTGCCTTTACAGGCAGGGCACTGAAGAAACGCCGCTTCGCTGGCAAGCACAGGATCGCTGCTGTCGCGGTATCCGGTCATATTGTCCATTTCCGGCTGGAAATATTCGCCGCAATGCGGGCATGGCCAATAAAGACGACGGCGGTCACCACGGTTATAGAGCGATAAAATTCCGGTGGTCGGAGGGGCTTCATGGGGCGTGGAGCGCCGCCATTTTGTGTCTCTGATATCCCTCCCGGGCGAGCTTTCAACCAGCGTCATCCCGGAGGACATGAATGTCGTGGTACGCTTCGATGCCAGTGAAAAAGCATCCCCCTCCCCGTCGATATCTTCAGGAAAGCGGTCATAATCCGTCAGCGCCACACTCTTATAGTCCGAGGACGACATGATATTGACGGATGGCCAGCCCAGCTTCAGATAGTTACCGGCGCGAAATGTTCGGTCGTAGACGTTGTTATCGTTACGTCTTGGGCTCAGCCGGGTTTTAACTTCAGGACTGCAGCGAAAAGTACGGTCCAGACGTTTTTTTGAATGCTCGCGCGCCTTTTCCTCAGATACCTGAATCACAAGCATATCTGCCGGATCGCAGACAATGTTATAAACAATCCAGCCGTCAATCAGCCCGATGGTTTTACCCGTTCGTGCCGGGCCCACAAACACCACCGCATCGTATTCACGCGATGCCAGGCAGTTCATCGGCTCAATCACATAGGGTGCCAGATCCGGATCCCATGGAACTGAGTTTCCCGCCCCTATTGGCACGCGCATATAAGTACTGACCGCATCGGCCACCGGCATACGACGCGGGGCTCGTAAAATACCGGAAACATCGCGGCGGATGTCTCTGGCGGATGCCCGCTTTGCCATCAGTCCTCCTCAGGCTCTTCCTCCTCTTTTTCAGCGTCCTGCACCCTCTCCGCCATCTGGTCGCGCAGATCATCGATAACGCTTTGCACACGAACCACCGCAGCAGGCGTTAAGGCACAGTCGCGCTCGAGCATATCCGGGAGGGTTTCAAGTACCATGACGACGGCTTTCGCCATCAATGAGAATTCTCGCGCCACTTCATCTGCGGGTATTAACTGCCCCGTATCCTGTTCGAACTTCAGCCTCTCATTCTCTGCTTTCCAGTGGGACAGCCTGTCAGAGGGGGGCATATCATCAATGTTGGCCGAAACGGTAGGGATCATCAGTTCGGTCAGAATGTCGGTCACCAGATAGAGCTTTAACTTGCTGTTGCTGCCTGGAGCAGGTTCAACATTTTTCAGTCTCGCGGCAACCGTCTGACGGTGTACGCCGGTTATCCCTGCCAGCTGGTTGATATTGAGTTTTAAAGTGGCAATTTCCTGGTCCATGATGGTGAACACTTTTTGAACGATTCGACATTTAGCGAAAATGGCCTCTAATTAAATCAAAGACCTGCGAACATGATGATGATGACCCTGGATCCGAAAAACTAGCCGTTTCCCGCGAGCGCGCCGCCCCGTGGTAGGTCACCCTACCGGGAGGACCCATAAATGATAATGATTACGATTTGCATATAAAAGCCCCGCTTACGCGAGGCTGGGTTTGAAAGGGCAATGGGAATCAATCTTCTTTTTTAATCACGACTTCCTGCGGCCGCATCTGCTGTATGGCCCGGACAATGCAGTAAGGAATAACCGCCCAGGCAACTCCCATAGCTGCCCCTGCTGCTTGCTGAGGCGCGCTGACAGCGCCGAAAACCCCAACGATACCTTGAACAAAGCCAATAGCTCCGAATACAACACATATAGCCCAGAGGATTTTCATAAACCTAACTCCTTTTATTAAAGAGATATTAGGATAATTCTGAAGACCTTTTAGTAAAGCTTTATTTCATTAATTACCGGAACTTAACGCACCATTTGAAGAGATAACCATTATCAAGCCCACCAGCAGGTGAGCTTTGAAATGGCTGCCAGTTCCCGGAGTGGCCACGCTCATGCCCTTGAGTCCTTGTCGCTCATCGCCGCTCATAACCGGTGCGCGTCTGGCGTTCGCGCTGCTTTACCGGCATACCCTTTTCCTCGTTTGACCCTGACCAGCGGTATGTCGCAGTTCGGACCTGCGTCTGGCTCTCATAGAGACTCGGGGCCACATCATTACTGCGGCTTGGAAGTGCGGTCTGTCCGCTTTAGTGCTTCATTTGGTTTCTCCTAACAATAAAAAAACCGCCCGAAGGCGGTTTGTGTATCACTGGCTGACTTGGTCTTCCTGAGTCTCAGCGTCCAAAAAGCCTCTGACCTGGCTTAAGGAAAGATCCTTAAGCGAGCCCTGAAAGAATGCCGAGTGCTCTTGATTATCATTGTCTCGATCTACCCAGATGAATTTAACCCCTATATCCCATAACTCTACTCGCATGAGCCCATGTGGGAAATATTCTTTCGCTGTCAAATAAAGATCATTAATTGTCACTTCAGAATCGCGCATGTTTTTGCCCTCATATCGAAAGCATTAACATAACAACTATCTAATAACAGATCTTCTGAGATGTTTAGTAAAATTGGTTATTGTGAGGATCGTTATTCATTAGGCTGGCAGTTCGCCTGCCACGCTTTGTTATGCGCCAGGATGTCTTTCTTCGTCTGGCGGTCCTGAACATCGATATCGTGAATAGATAATTAACCTGGCACCTAACACCAATCTATCTGCCTAAGTTAAATCTTAATCCTTTCCGCTTACGCTTGTTGATCTCTGGGTCCATGCCAGGATATCCAAGACTCTGATGCGGAGAATGCCAACTCCAGGGAAACTTCGATAAAAAGAGCATGTGAAACTGAGACTCCGGTAGCCCTCCTTGTGGGGGCTTTTTTTTTCGGATTGAGCGCTTCGCTTGTTAAATAATGAGTCTTTTCTAGAATTTAAAGGAGCTTTGCTATGTCAGGTAAAGCCGTCGTTCAGAAATACCCGTGTGCTCAAGGACGAGCCATCCTTAGTTTTTCCTTTCCAGCTCTATCTGCCTAATTCCCGCCAAGTTGTTGTTGCCCTTCTCAATGACGGTCAGCAGCGGCTTAATCCACAAAACAGCCTGACAGTACGTCATTGCGCTGGCGGCAGCGGTACTATCATCGGCTGCGTCAGGTCCGTCGGTATTGGCGTGCATTGCGCTGGAACGTAAACGGTACGCGTATTCGAGCAGCCCACCAGCAATGTCAGCAGGAACAGGCAGATCACAGGTTTTTTCACGGCGGAGTATCTCCCGGTATTCGATTACGGTTTCTTCGGTGCTGGTGTCGATCAGGGAGTTAAGCCTGTTGGCATGTTCTGCAACCTGATTGAATCGATTGAAGTTGAATGCCTGGGTAGCGATCACCTGCCCCTGCATAGAGTTGTCACTTCGCAGAACGTCGTTATCGCTCTGAAGGCTACTGGCGTCGGAGCAACTCTTAACGAGAGCGACCGAAAGGACAGCAATAACAACAATACCTATAAGACCCGGATTAATTTTCATTGGTCTAACCCCCAGCACGCCAGCGCGCTTTCCTGATCACGTCGCTCAACCTGACCATAGCAGCCATTCTTCTGGCCTTTGGTTAGACGACAATCACGGCCACCGTCTTTAATCCACCAGCGGATTGCCTCGCATGCACCGATGCGGTCACCTGCGTTGATGCGCTTATAGAAGGTCGATGGGAAACATTTACCGGGGCCGATGTTATACGGGCAGAAGGATGCGACCCCCACCTTCTGTGGCTCTGTCAGAGGCACTTTGATATTGCGATCAACCCAGGCTAATGCCTTATCGCGTTCAATAGCGTTAACCTTCCGGCATTGTTCCTCAGTGGCCGTCATGCCCTTAACAACACGCCTGCCATCGATAACGGTCACGCCGTGACATAAAGACCAGACCCCACCCGGATCAACAACGGCCACCAGCGCATTGCCTTCTTTCTCGCTGATGAATTGGTCGAAAATGAGTGGAGCAGATGCCCCTGACGCGATTAGCGCCAGCACTGCTGCGCTGAGCTTTGCTTTGTTCGACATCATTCACCCCGCGCAACTTTGCGGCGATCCGCTTTGATTTGGAAGTACAGACTCGTTAACCACGTCAGCAAACCAAACATGAGGCTACCGATCACACCAATGGCCGCCCATTGAGATGGGGAGACTTTATCGAGAAGCTGAAGCAACCAGTATCCGGTCCCCCCTCCCGATGCGCCGTATGCAATACCCGTCGTGATTTTTTCCATTCGATACATACTCTCACCTCGCTGAATAGCGGGTGTATGTGGAAATAAAAAAGGCCGCCAGATGGCAGCCTTATTAAGGACTATTACGATTTATTCAAACAAGAAGCTATTTTTGTAATCACCCAATTTAATAACCCTGATTTCACTTTGGTCAAATTCTAATTCTACTGCCCTTGAGGGTACGAATTGATTTGATGAAATCATTAGTTGTGGATTTGTGTGTTGGGTCATCGAAAAAGATGTTCCGCCAAGATGTTTCAAGGAGATTTTAATTCGTGAGTCTGGAACGAAAAGAATCTTATCTTCGCCAGACACACGTGGCGTGATATCCAAAACGACCCCATCAACATTCCTGTACAGGCAATGTGCCTCTGCCTCGATCATTGAACTACTTTCCCACAGAACCCAGCCACAAACAGGCTCCCCACCATTGATTTCAATCATTTTTGCAACGTTATAATAGCATTCTTGCTCATAAGGTTCGAAATCATCAGGTTTCGTGAAGGAATAATAACCCGTTGCTAATGTTTGATTTGGTTCAATTTTCCCTACGATTTTTGAAGGGTTATTGCTCATGACAGATGGAGTTGTAGCCTCACCGGAATGAAAAAAACCATTGAATCCATTTAAAAAATGCATTTTATCCCCTGTTTTGAATTTTCAGCTGTGTGGTGCAAGAGATAATCTATAAAAAAAATGCCGAATCCACCAGTCGCAAAAAACACAACATCTTCTTTTTTAGCAGTTCATAACATTTTTCTTATGCTTCGGTATTGAGTGAAGGGATACAAACGACGATATGACAGGGGTACTGATGCAATGCACCTCGCGAATACCCCTGTCGTATCGCCGAAAAGCAAAAGCCCCGACTGGCGAGGCTCTCGTTATGTTCAAATTGTCGCTTATGTTCGCTGCCATCGCGGCGCAGCTCTGCCAAGCATGAATGCATTATCTAAATTCCTGGCTCAAAGCTTCGCCTGAAGCTCGTTCAGAATTAGTTATGGATGATGCTATTCCGCTCGATGACGCCTTACTGCAGCTAAATGAGTTTATAGCCGAGAATGCGGCTAACGGCGCTGAATCTGTGCAGGTCTGGGGGAATGGTGCCACTTATGACAATATCCTGCTTGAGGCCTCTTATGACCGGACGGGGATCCCCTGCCCATGGAAGTTCTGGAATAACCGTGATGTAAGAACTGTTGTCGAGTTGGGTAAAGCCGTTGGCTGCGAGCCTCGCTATGAGATCCCATTTGATGGAGAACCTCACAAGGCTATTTCGGATGCTCTTCATCAGGTCAAATACGTGTCAGCAATCTGGCAGCGTCTGACTGAACACTGATTTTTTAATTTCAGATAATGGCCCTGATATGGGCCATTATGAGGTAAATCACATGCTTCAAATGCTGACTTTAGAAGAATGGGCTGCTGAAAAATACCGGAGTAATCCCCCAAGTCCGAATACTTTACGTCGATATGCTAAAGAGAGCATGTTCACTCCCCCGGCCACCAAAGAAGGAAGATACTGGCGGGTAAGAGAGGACGCCGAGATTACAGGTAATTTGACCCAGCCCGTAATAAAAAAGTCTGATTCTCCAATGCTTCAAAGGATACTGTCTGATGGCTGCTCGACCACGTAAAAACAACGTCAAGATACCTAATCTCTATCCGCTATACAGTCGGAAGGTAAATAAAATTTACTGGCGCTATAAACATCCCATTACAGGTAAGTTTCATAGTCTTGGAACTAACGAGGCCGAAGCAACAGCAATAGCAATCGAAGCGAATGAGAGACTGGCTGAACAGCGCACCAGGCAGGTTTTGACTATCAGTGACAAGATCGCCACCAGCAAAGGAAAGGCGATAACAACAAATACGTGGTTGGATCGATATTGGAAAATTCAGGATGAAAGACTAGAGAATGGTGATATCAAGCCGAACACTCATAAGCAAAAGGCTAAACCAGTAGCCCTGCTTCGTGAAAGCGTAGGAATGAAATTGATTTCATCCGTCGATGTTCGAGATGTTGCCCAGATACTGGAGTCCTATGTTGCAGAAGGCCAACCGAGGATGGCCCAAGTTATCCGCTCTGTTTTAATCGATGTTTTCAAGGAAGCTCAACATTATGGCGAGGTACCGCCGGGTTATAACCCGGCCCTTGCGACAAAACAACCGCGCCGGCGAGTTACCCGACAACGTCTAAACCTCGACGAATGGCAAAAGATTTTCGCAATAGCTGATGCCCAACATCAATACATGGGCAATGCAATGCTATTGGCGCTCGTTACAGGTCAGCGTCTCGGGGATATTTCCAAAATGAAGTTTAGTGATATTTGGGATGACCATCTTCATGTCGTACAAGAGAAGACGGGGAGCAAGCTAGCGATTCCGCTATCCCTCAGACTCAACGCGATTGACTGGAGTTTGAGGGATGTAGTGGCGCGTTGCCGTGACTATGCAGTGAGTCAGTATCTGATCCACTTTTTCAGGGCTACCTCAATGGCAGAACGAGGGGCTCAGGTGAAGTCGAACACAATTACAATGAATTTCAGTAAGGCCCGTGATAAAGCACAAATTAATTGGGGGAATGGCACACCAGCTACTTTTCATGAACAACGCTCCTTGGCAGAACGTCTTTATGAAGCTCAAAATATCGATACTCAAAAACTTCTAGGACATAAATCACCTAATCAGACAGCCAACTATCATGATGATAGAGGGAAAAATTGGACTAAAGTCCTTATAATTTAGATCAATAAAACATCAATGAGATACAATATAACATACCATTTACTTGGTTATACTTTAAACACAACTGCGAATTGATCTAAGTGGGTAAAATAACTACGTTACAAATTCTCTTAGTTTTTGACTTTCAAAGCCTGCCATTTATTCGTTAAAACCTATCATGGATAACTAACTGCTTGGAACTGTTTAGTGTTTTGTTATAATGAGCAAGCAGGTTTTATAACTACACATAGAGTTTAAGGAGACAACATGTCATCGGT